TCTCTGTGTTCTATCATTTAGTAAAATGATTAAAACGAGTTCTGTCGGGTCAATCCGTAAGTCACTTGAATCCTTTGAAAAAAGGACGAGCCCTACGGGCTCCTCACTTGACTATCGGACGATGATTGCCGATTACGAAAGTAATTTGGCGGAATCAATAAATGAGACAGTTAAGAAGTATGTTCCAAACATACCTCCCGAACTTCTCGCTCTTGCAGGTTACGACCTGGAAGAGCCGATTGATGAATCTCCAAAAGGTTATTATGACCTTCCGGATATTCCCAACCTAATGGAGACATTAGGCGTCAACATCAGACTCGACAGATACCCTAAGTACACTGACTTCTCGTCGTTATCACAGAAGCCCTGTGCATTGAAAGACCGTCCGGCTTTACCGGAATGGTTTGACAATGGCGGACCCGCTGACTTCGGTCACAAAAAACCGCCGTACGGCAGAATTCATGTACTTACCGAAAGTGCAGGTAAGCTTCGGCTTATTTGCCCGTATAACACACCTTTCGTGCATTCGACAGGACTTTACTCACGCGCTCGCGCAGTTCTTAACGCGACGCGTGGTGATTATTCGATGAATCAGACGGCTGGACACCGTTTCGTGCAATCGAAGACAATCTCCGGTCACGGTTGGTGTGTTTCTGCTGATCTATCGAACTTTTCCGACGATATATCGCCAGATTTAGCGACTTTCGGACTGCGTTCTCTAGGCCTTGAGAGGCTGAAAGGTTATCTTTTTAACCTACCAGTTACTCTCCCGAATGGTAAGTACCTTATCCCTGATAAGTTACTTATGGGCCTAAAGGGGTGTTTTGAACTATCTAGTATCTGCCACCATTACGTGGTTAGATGCGCTGGCATACGCTCGTATGCCATGGTTGGTGATGATCTCTTCTTTCGAGGAGATATCAACACTTACCTAGATGGTATCAAAAACTCTGGTTGGAAACTCAACCGTAACAAAACAGTCATTTCAAAAACTGTCGCAGTTTTCTGCGGGGAAATGTATTGGTTAGGTAACAAGGTTTCACCTTGTGTCCCTAAAGTCTCATCGTGTTTCTGTAATGGGAAACGCCATAAGGCATCAATACTTTTCTCAGTTACGAGATCGGCAATAGCCAATCTTAATGAGATTTACAACAGACGTAGTGTAGGGCGTATTATCGCCCCGTTTTTACAACTTTTAAGTAAAAGTTGGAGATCGGTAATTCCTCTCTATACCCCGCAATCATTGCGTGGTATGGGTCTTAAGCCTAGTAGGCCGGGGTATGGTTTACTCCGTACCTTGAAAAGACGAGACGTGCTTCGCGCGTCAAAGTTGTCTATAGGTATTAAGAAAGAGGAAGTGTCCAGCACGCGCTGGTTCGGTTTACCAATCGAATTGGCGCCTGATAAAGTACAAACTGTGTTTGACTTCTGTCCAGCACTACTTAAACGTGGTGCTGTCAGACTTGACGTTCCGAAAAGTCGTCCTGCGGCAAGAAAGAACGTTAGTTCACTCAACCTATCCGATGTACTAGAGTGGTACTACTACAAAAGAAGGCTGGATCCTGCCAGTTTCGGCCTGACCGCGTATTAGTGCGACTCACACATCATCTGTATTTTATACAAAAAATCAGTGTAAGGTAACCAAGCCTGCGGGGGGTGCAAGTCCCCGC